CATTAAAACACTGCTGGGATTGTAAAGAAACAAAACCTATATCTTCTTTTAGTAAACAAACTAGAAGTAAAGATGGCTTACAGTCTCGCTGTAAACAGTGCGATAAAGCATACAAAGATTCTAATAGAGAAAAAGCAATAAAATACAATAAAGATTATTATTATAAAAATCAAGAAAAACTATTAGAATATAAAAGAAAAGAATACGAAAATAATAAAGAAGTTATTTTAAAACGTAATGCAGAATATTACAAAAATAACTATAAAAAGATTTATACGTTAAAGAAACCTTACTGTAGGATAAAAGCTGCTGAAAGAAGAGCAATAAAATTAAATGCTACTCCTAAGTGGTTAAGTAAAGAACACAAAAAGCAAATTAAGCTAGAATATCAACTTGCTGAATGGTGTTCTAGTGTTATTGGTGAACCTTATGAAGTAGATCATATTGTTCCTTTAAGAGGAAAACAGGTATGTGGTCTTCATGTGCCTTGGAATCTTCAAGTAATAACCGCTAAAGATAATAGAATTAAAAATAATAGGATTTTATAATGGCGATACCTACATATTTGGAACTTGTAAATGAAGTACTGATTCGGCTTCGTGAACCTGAGGTGACATCGGTATCTGATAATAGCTATTCTAAGCTAATTGGTAAGTATATTAATGACGCTAAACGTCAGGTAGAAGATGCTTGGGCTTGGAATGCTCTTACTGAAACCCTTACAGCCACTACATCATCTAATATCTTCAGTTACGTACTAGAAGGTTCTGGCACTCGTTTCCGTATTATTGATGTTCTTAATGATACTGAAAACTATGTAATGAAGTATGGTGAAACCAAGCGTATGAATGAATGGTTTCTCATGGCTAACCCAGAACATGGTAAGCCACAGTATTATAACTTCAATGGTACAGACTCTGAAGGTAATACGTTAGTAGACTTCTATCCTATTCCGGACGGTGTTTACAATATCCGTATTAACTTGATTCTGTCTCAAGTACCTCTAGCGAATAACTCTGATAAGCCTCTAGTACCTTCAGAACCTATTATCTTTCTCGCTTACGCTAAGGCTTTGGCTGAACGTGGTGAAGATGGTGGTATGGCTTCTTCCGAAGCTTACGCATTGTTTAAGTCTTCTTTGGCTGACTTCATTGCTATCGAAGCTAACCACTATCCCGAAGAAATTGAATGGATGGCAGACTAAATGGCTAGTAATGTAGTTACTGCTACCCTACAAGCTCCCGGATTCATGGGTTTGAATCTACAGGAATCTGCTGTCAATCTAAATGCTGGTTACGCCCTAGAAGCATTTAACTGTATTGTTGACCAAAAAGGCCGTATTGGTAGTCGTAGAGGTTGGTCTAAAGTCAACGCTACATCACTAGGTAGTTATGACTTTGAGTGTATTGCTGAGTTCATTGACCATACTGATACTTCTTACACCTTTGGCTGCGCTAATAATAAAATTTATAAGCTAACAGGCGCTGCACTTACTGAAATGACTTATGGTGGCGGCGGTACTGCTCCTACCATTACAGACAATAACTGGCAGACTGCTACAGTAGGAAATAGACTATACTTCTTTCAAGAAGGTCACAAACCTTTAGTATACGATCCTACGATCTCTACTACTACTTATCGTGTAGTACAAGAAACTGCTGACTATGTAGCTACTGTTCCTCAAGCTAACTGTGTAACATCTGCTTATGGTCGTTTGTGGGCTGGTAATACTACTACAGATAAAGATACTCTTTGCTTCTCGGATTTGCTCAATGGAAATGTCTGGAACACTGGTACTGCAGGTACTCTTGATCTTTCTACTGTATGGGTTGGTGGTTCTGATTCTATTCAAGGGATTGCAGCTTTTAACGGATTTCTGTTCATCTTCGGTAAGAGACAAGTACTTATTTATAAGGGTGCTGAAGACCCGGCTACCATGTCTCTGCAAGATATTGTCAGAGGAGTTGGCTGTGTTGCAAGAGATAGCATTGCTTCTACTGGCTCTGATATTATTTTCCTGTCTAATGTTGGTGTAATGTCTCTCCAGCGTCTTATTCAAGAGAAGTCTGCACCTTTGCGTGATATTTCTATGAATGTACGTGATGACTTAGTCAGTAACTTTCAAAATGAGTCTCCAGCAGGTATTAAAGCTGTATATTATCCAAGAGATGCTTTCTATCTACTGACATTCCCAACAACAGGCTATACATACTGTTTTGATACTAGAACTACGCTGCAGAATGGCGCAGCTAGAACAACTATCTGGAATCAGATTACACCTAAGAGCTACTGCGCTAAAGCAGATAACTCATTATTGATTGGTAAAACAGGGTATATTGGTACTTATTCTGGCTATACAGATAACGGTTCTACTTATCGTATGTCATATAAGACTAATCACTTTGACCTAGATAAGCCTACTAATATTAAAATCTTAAAGAAACTTGGATGGGTTATTATTGGTGGGACTAACCAGCCTATTACTATTCTTTATGGTTTTAACTATGCAGAAACACTAAGAGGGGCTGCTGTAGTACTTCCTTCAGAAGTAGTGTCTGAATATAATATTGCTGAATATGGTATTGGTGAATACTCTGACGGTGTTGTACTTGATGATGTTTATGTCAATGCTGGGGGTTCGGGAGAAACTATTCAGGTTGGCATGGAAGCAGATATTAATGGTGTTTTTGTGTCTATTCAGCGTATTGACCTTTATGCCAAACTTGGTAAGATTTTCTATTAAGGATTAAAGATGAGTGATTACATTCGGGTATATAACCTAACTATTAAAGATAGTCTTCCTACTGGTAACTCTAATAAGGTTATTAAAGGTACTGAGCTAGACGTAGAGCTTAATGCTGTAGCTGCTGCTATTGCATCTAAGTCTGATTCCAATGATCCTACATTTACTGGTACTCCAGTAGCTCCTACAGCTGCTTATGGTACTAATACAACTCAACTAGCTACTACAGCATTTGTACAAGCTGCACTACAGGCAATGTATCCTGTAGGTTCTGTATACATTAATGCTACAGTAGCCACTAATCCAGCTACTTTACTTGGTTTTGGTACTTGGGTTACTGTTGGGGACGGTAAGGTACTTGTTAATCAAGATACTACAGATGCTAGCTTTGATGTTCTCGGTGAAACTGGTGGTAGTAAAGATGCTATTGTAGTTTCGCATACACATGCTAATACACTAGCTGTTGACTCTGGTGGTGCACACACTCACTCAATTACTGATCCCGGTCACGTACATGGATTTTATCCATTCTATCAAGGAAGTCCGGGAGCTGGCGGTACTGGTTGGGATGGCGATCCAGATACTGTTCCAGTAACTAGAAATACAAATTCAGCTACTACTGGTATCTCAATTAATTCAGGTGGTGCTCATACGCATACAATTTCTGGTTCTGTTACAACTGCAGGTTCTAGTGGCACTAACGCTAATCTACAACCTTATATTGTAGTTAAGATGTGGAAACGTACTGCTTAATATTGACAAATACATTCACTCATGGTATAATTAAGTTTTAATACTGAGCATTGCTGTGAGTGAAAAGATTCCAGTAGTAACAACAAGTAACTATATACTGTATTTTGAAAGAACTCCTTGGAATGATCTATTTATTCATTGTGATTTTAATGGTAAATGGAATAAGAAAAATAGGGAAAAGTTCTTAAAAGATTTAGATGATCTTTGCAGTAATCAAAATGAACCTATATATGCCATGCCATTTATATATGACAAGCGTATGCAGAGTTTCTTAAAGATTTGTAAGTTTATTAAATTAGCCGATGTAGTATGCGGTGACGGTGTAACTAGAGCAGTACATATTTGGAGAAAGTAATATGGGTTCGATTGCTAGTGCAGTTGGTGGATTGGTAGGTGGCATTGGTGGCATGATCTCTGGTGATGCTGCTGCAGGTGCTGCTGGTGAACAGGCAGATTATCTTCGTAATCTATCAGCAGAACAACGAGCTGCTATTACTAAGGCAGCTTCAGAAGCTGCTGCTAGAGGGCAGTTTAGACCTGTTACTGTTACTTCATCTTTTGGTACTCCTCAGTATACATATGACTCTACTGGAAGACTTACTGGTGTAAGTTCTACTCCTGCAAGCTGGTTGTCTGATCTTCAAGCAAGGCAACAAGCACTTTCTGGTCAGTATATGGGTCTTACTGAAGGAGCATTAGCAGCAGCGCCCCAGTATCAAAGAGCAGCAGAACTAGCTGTAGGGGGCGGTGAAAATCTTTATGGTCTTGCACAACAAGCTGCACCTACTAGTTATGACGTATCTGCTAAGACTAAAGAATACTATGATCGTATGCAGCAGTTGGTTGCTCCTCAAAGAGAACAACAATTAGCTCAAACTCGTCAAGGTCTATTTAATACAGGTAGAACAGGCCTAGCTACAGGCGCTACTCAAGCTGGTGGTATGTTGGCTACTAATCCTGAAATGGCTGCTTACTATAATGCTTTAGCCCAACAAGACTTGAATCTTGCTAATACGGCAGAAACACAAGCTAGAGCAAATCTACAACAAGATATTAATGC